ATAATTCTATCATGTTTATCTCTAAAATAATTCTGGTATGTTTATCTCTAAAATAATTCTATCATGTTTATCGCTAAAATAATTCTATCATGTTTATCGCTAAAATAATTCTATCATGTTTATCGCTAAAATAAGTCTGGCATGTTTATCGCTAAAATAATTCTGGTATGTTTATCGCTAAAATAATTCTGGTATGTTTATCACTAAAATAATTCTGGCATGTTTATTTATAAAATAATTCTGGCATGTTTATCACTAAAATAATTCTGTTATGTTTATCACTAAAATAATTTTGGCATGTTTATTGATAATATAATATAATTAATTTTATTAGGGATAACACAAATTGAAACACTATGTATCAATATTAACGATCTATTATCTAAACAATTAATATACTCTATTATAAAATGTATGTAAATTATATAATTCGACTTAATAGAGAATATTATTTGTGTTTTCTTCCAAATAATAATATAATTATTAAAAAAATTAATATTTGAAAGACTACTTATTTTCAAAAACCATTTATTAGTATTGATACACTTAAATTTTTATGAAAAATATTTTACAGTCTGTGTTTATATTAGATGAATTACTTAATTTAATCGATGAACTATGTGATCTTGATAAAAATATGTTTGGTAATTTGAATTCTATTATACAATTCAAATTACCAAAATTGTATCAATCACATTTTATATAAATCTATTATTTAATCAAAATCTTATATAAGTTTAGATTGATCAATTTGTGATTTAGTATAAGTTAGTGCATATTTTAATGTATTTATATCACATCCGCGTTCTTTGGTACAATTAAATAGTATATTGTCAAATATAATTGATTTATGCGTATTAAAAACTAAAATATCATCAGGATTCTTAATATCAACTGTTCTATCATGAATATGAAATTCAATAATTGGTTTATCATATACATATCCCATTTCTTCCATTATATCTATATCATTTCCCGAATCATCCCATTCATTCGTTAGTTGACATTTCAAATTTAAATATTTCCAAGTTTCAGCAATTAATTTCCAGTCTTCATATACATTAATCAAACTTGTCCACTTTTCCAACGAATTGTTTTTCAAATTTTCCCGTCCCATGAACACCACCCATGCGCCCCATACATATCGGTACTCATTATATTATAATTATGTAAACACACTAATTTTAATATTCCATATTTATTTTTAATTTCATCATCATTACACATAAAATACATATCTGTCGTTCGTATGTTTATCTCCATCCCTTGTTCTATACTAATATTTTTTCCTGTCACTATCATATTCATCCATTTATGAGTTCTTATATTATTTAACATTTCCATTTTTTATAACATTATTAAATAAGTTAATATTAGTAGTATTATATTAAATAGTAGTGTTTATCCACACACTATTCTCATTAAATACAATATTTTAATATCATAAATTAGTTTGTATCTATCTGAATATGCATATGTCAATATCATGTCATTATGAATTTTTATCAATAATCATCCATCCAACTGTTATATATTAATTCATTATATCAATGAATCTCTATCCTGAAATAAATTTAACGTCAATTGGTTCAGTGATATTACAATTTGATATTTTTTCCAATAAATTTTTTTTTGACATCACTATTCTATTAAATTGTAAAATATTTGAATAAACATTCAATTCATCGTCGTTTCCGAATGCTACAATTAAATGAACAGGATGACTCATTTATGAAAATATTTATTTTTTTTTTATAATCATTTTTTATATATAAATTTTAAATTATAATCACTAGATTCAAAAATTTGTATTGTCTTCACTCTAACATTATATATATATTTGTATATAAAGATAAGACAAAATCTTACTGGATGTGTATAGATATATACAGATAAAACTCGATTATAAATATAATTATTGGTGAAACTGTGGAGTTAATGTTACTTAACACTATCATATCTAATAACAACTCACTATATTAAAAATTATAGTACTCTAACCACATCATATATATTTGTTGATTCTATAAATTTTCAATTGTATCTATTTTATCATTCACTTTTCTCCTTTGATAATTGAAATATATTTTGAAAAACTAAATAACATTATTTGATTCAAATCAATACCATAATAATATTATATAATACTTTAAAATATAGTCAATATATTACATCCAGTTAATCATTTAACAAATAAACATTTGTAATATGATATTATTATTGTCAAATATATAAAAATTAATTATATATGAATTAACTCAAACTATATCTGACGATGAAAATTCTTTTTATTAAAATAAATTATAATGATGTTTAATAATTAACTATTTAAACGATATATTAATTAATGAAACCAAATAAGAAAACTTTGAAGTTATTATGATAATAATCAAATCACCAGTATATATTATCAACCAACTACTGTCATTTACAATAATATATATTATTTTGTAGTTATAATTATCTGTTAAATAGTGTTATACTATTTGATATATCTTGGATTTTGAACATAATAAAGTTATTTAATTAAATTGTGCAAATAATATACTTACTAGTTTTCAATGTATACTGTTCGAATATTTTTATAATAATGTCATTTAATTTAAAGTAAATACATTTGTTATGATGATTTAATACAATATTGAGTATATTTCAACGCATTAACTAAATAATTTATAGTACACCCTTGTTCTAGAGTATGTGTAGGAGTGTTGATATCGACACTCCCATCATGGATGTTAAATTCAATAATTGGTTCATCAAATACATATCCGTTTTTTTTCATTGTATTTTTATCTTCATTTATTAATTGATATTTAAGATTTAAAAATTTCCAAGTTGTACTAATTAATTTCCAATCATCATATACATCTGTTAATGTAACCCACTTATTCAAATTATAATTTCCATCAAGTGAACCATTCTATGAACACCACCCATAACAATTCCCACAACTCATAATATTAAAATTATATAAACACTTTAATTTTAATATACTATATTTATTCATAATTTCATCATCATTATCTCCAGTTATTCCAAATGAGTCGTTGACTTTATTTACCCAATTTCGATCATTGCAAAAAAAATTTATATTTGATGTCCTTATGTTTATCTCTGCACCTTGACATTTACTTATTTTTTGTTCTGTTACTATCATATTTATGAATTTGGTTGTATTATTAAACATTTTATTAAAAAAAAAATATTAAAAATTATTCAATTATTTTTTGATAGTATTGATATTAATTAATCTAATCCTTGAAATTTCACTTGTTGTTATAACTTATTTTTGATACAATCAAATTAATGATTTGATGATTGAGTAAAAATAAGTTGATGATATAAATGAAACTGGTATGATTTGGAAAACGAGATTATTCTAATTATTATTATATTAGGATATTCCATATAACTCACACCAAATATATAATCAATCCAGTACTATCTTGAACGAGTGACGTATCATCACTGTCAAACATAGTGATACCGTATTTCAATTGACCAATATTTCGTTAAATAAATTATATAAACATTAATCATCCTTATTGAAAGTATGTATAACTTCTTTTTCAGTACCATTATCTTGCATAGTTTCTCCTATCATATTAAATAATTCTGAAAAATATACTTTTCTATTATTATGATTAAACTATCAAACATAATGAACCCTCTTTGATATCATCAATATTTTATGTTATAACTTTATCTAACTTACTAGTATAATTGGTTTATAAAAAAATATATATTTTTATAAACATACTAATGTATATAATCAAATTTATTATCATTGATTTTTTACCAATGTAATTTATTAGTACTAATAAAAACAGTTTTTTATCTTTTGTTTTATTATTTTGCATTTTTTGTGTTATTATATTCAAAAATTCTGAAAAATCAATCATTCTATCCTTATCAATTTTATTGTTTATAGTTATTCTTTCTTAAAGTTACTATTATCACCAACATTGATTTGTTATTTTTTTATTTATAATATTAATATATTGTTGAATCAAATTGTCACATTTAATTAGCGAAAATCATATTAACGAAGGTATTGTAATTGATATTGCCATCCTCATCAACATTAGCTTCACGAATCATTTCATCAACATCTTCAGATATTAATTTTTCTCCAAAGTTAGTCATGATGTACCGTAATTCTTTAGCAGAAATTACCCCAGTGTTATCATTATCAAAACTTTTGAAAGCGTTTCGAAATTCATCTTCAGTACCATTATTTTGCATATTTTGTGCCATCATACCCAAAAACTCTGGAAATTCAATTGTTCTATTATCATTACTAGTGTTCGCTTCAAATATCTTCTCAACTGTTTCATCATTATTATTTTGCCCAAATTTTGCATAATAATTTCCATCTCTTTATAAGAGATTTTACCATCATTGTCACGATCAAACATCGTAAAAGCTTCTTTGAAATCAGCAATATTCTCTTCAGTTAAATTATTAATCAATGATATTTGTGTCTATGTAAAATAAAATTTAGTACATATTATCTTTATAACATTCCATTATAGTTTTATTTGTTTGATTAACAATTGATATCACCTTTACTAAATTTGAATAATATTTGAAGTTAATTAACCTTTTTGATATATTTAGATATTACTTTACATTCATCAACTAAATACAATTGTGTACTATAAAAATTTTTATCAATCAGACTGTCTCATAATTTTTTTTAGATAAATTTAACATAATAGTTAATATGATTTTGTAAACTTGAGTAAATATAATTAATGTAATTATTTTGATCAATCAATATTGTAATTAATATTAAACCATACTAACTAATTTTTGTTTATTTTTTAATAACATTTAAACATCATTGTATTATAAATATTCTTAATCACTATTTTTATTATTTATCAATAACATTTAAACATCATTGTCTTATTTAAAGATACTTGCCCAGTTGGGTGAGTATTTACTAATTTTCTTATTTTTCAATAATATTTAAACATCATTGTATTATAAATGTTCGTATTCAATATTTTTATTATTTATCAATAATATTTAAACATCATTGTCTTATTTAAAAATACTTGTCCAGATGGGTGAGTATTTACTAATTTTATTATTTATCAATAAAATTTAAAGATACTTGCTCAGTTGGTCGAATATTTACTAATTTTCTTATTTTTCAATAACATTTAAACATCATTGAATTATGGAAGTTATTCAATATTTTTAAATGTGATTGAATTATAATTTATATTATTTAATTAACTTAAATAAAAAAGTTTCAGGTATATTTTAAAATAATTCGAATGTATTATAATATGATAAATCCTTTAATTTATCATTGTGAGTATCCATACATCAATATACAAAAAATAGATATATTTATCACTAAAAATTCATTAATGTAACATATTAATAAAAAAATACGGAAAATTGAAAATATCATATTTTGATTGTTTAATATAAATTACTTGTATAATCACCAATGAATGAATCGATGAATCAATATAATCAGTTGAAAAAAAGATATGATGAGGTAATGATGTTAATCAAGAAATTGAAGAACAGATATACAGATAAATTACCTACACAATCTCCAATGGATGAGACAGAAATTAATAAACATATTAAGATTATGACTAAAGGAATTGTGAAGTATGAAGAATATGTGAATGAAAAGAAGAAATTGTATAAAAAGATTGACGAAATAAAATCTGAAATATTGTTGAATGATCCAAATTATCAAATTATTGAATGTCATGACGAGAAGATAGTCAATATTAAGAGGTATATAAATCAATTGGATCAGGTGAGAGGTGATTTACATAATAGACGAATAGTGTTAAATGATCAAATTATTGATTTGGATAAGAAGCAGAATAAAATTAAATTAAGTAAGATGACAATTGTGGAATTAGAAGAAACACTTAAACTGGTGACCAAAAAAATGATTCCGTTGAATAAGTTAATAAATAGTCAAGGATCAATTATGGATGTATTGACGTATATATTGGAATCAACAAAGAAATTAGAAAAACCAAATGTGTTATCATTAATCGAAACATTAGGATATGAAAATTTAAAACCTTATAATAAATCATTTGAATTTGATAAAAAAATAGTTAAACAATATTTGACTAAATTAGGTATCAAAACGACATGTAATTATAAATTTAAATTAGAAATTGAATCATTAAGACAATCCACAAATAATTTGTGATTATAATTTATTAACTTTATCTCTTGTGATAAAAATGGAATATATAATATCATTTGGTGGATGTTGAAAACTAGTAATTAATTTATTACATTTGTTTCCATGAATAATATCCAAATCTACACATTTGGGTACTTTCCACATCTAATAAATCATTATACCAATATTTTTGACATATTTTCTGAATTCTGGTCGCTTGTTTATTTTTAAATATGTTATTGACTTTAGTCAAGCCATAAATAAATCTATTATTATTAATATCATCATTTGTGATAATTACATTACAAGTAAAATACAATGGTTTATATAATATATATTTATGTGAATTAATTGAATTATTGTAACAATATAATTCATTAATACTATTTGGAAGATGTTTAAAATTAGTTATTTGATTATACTTACAATATAATAAAGTAATACTATTTGGAAGATGTTGAAAACTATTAATTTGATTATAATTACAAATTAATATAGTAACACTATTTGAAAGATGTTGAAAACTAGTAATTTGATTATAATTACAATTTAATTCAGTAACACTAGTTGGAAGATGTTGAAAAGTAGTAATTTGATTATACTCACAATTTAATTGAGTAACTTTTCCACCAATCAAATTTTGTACATTAATCCAATCAATTTGGTCAAAACTTGTAATTTTTTTAGTTATGGTATACTTCATTTTACATATCAAAATGTAAAATAAAAAAATTTATCACATTTTTTAGTAGTGTTGATAATATTAATTAGATATGATATTAAAATACTACATTTTTTTCCAACTATTATATCCAAATCTATTCATTTGAATATCTTCCACATTTATTAAATCATCATACCAATATTTCAGCCATGTGTTTTTAATTATAATAGCTAGTTTATTTAAACCATATATAAATCTATTTTTATATATTTCATTTTCAGTAATATTAATATCATACCAAAAAAAACATGGTCTATATAGTAAATCTTTGATATTATCAATTGGATTGTTTTTACAATATAATTCAATAACACTATTTGAAAAATGTGCAAATGACGTGATTTGATTATTAGTTACACTCAATACATTGATGGAATTTGGAAGATGTAAAAATGATGTAATTTGATTATTA